CAATCACTGTACCTGACGCTCAGATCACTTCACTTAACTTCGGTCAGGCCGACAGAGCCTCTACAAATGTCTCTACACTAGAGCTTACATTTGTAATGGATACATTCACCTATAACTGATATATTACAAGAGGGTTGAGGTATGTCAACCTCTAATTTATTTTTTAAGGGTTGTTTTGATTCTGATCCTTTTTCCCACGAAGCGTTGTGCGAACTTGAAAGATTAGGTACAGAGAGCAATCTTAAAGATAAGTCCTGCTCGCGCGAAACAAATACGTGCGGGATGACTTTGCAACAACTTACAGACACTTATGAGTTCTATAACGATCAGAAAGGTTTATATAGGAACTGGGGAGATATTATTTTTCCTTGGGAAATTAAGAGCACTACAGACAATCTAGATTACGATAACGTTACAGACGACAGATGGAGCGTATCCCTTTATAAGTCCTTAGTGTCTTATTTTATTGGGGATAAAGTTTTATACGTAGAAGATGATGGCTATAAGCTATCTCTATATGAAGCAACAGAAGACGTAAGTTCTATCAGCGGTCCATTCGACCGGAGTAAATGGAATGAGATATGTAGCATCGAGTTGCCGGAGCCTTTTGGTTTACCGACAATAGAAGAATTACAGCAGAGATATAATTACTATCTCCCTTCTTTATTTTTTAAAGAATGGGAAGAACTTAGTTCTGATTGGGAAGAGGATCTATTTTTTCAATCCAAGGAATCTTGTAATATTGCTGGCGAAGTCAAAAAACTAAATGACACGTTCTATTCTTACCAATCTAAAGGAAATTACTGGAAGCAGCTGCCTAGAACCGATGCTCATTGTTTAAGTGATAAAAGTTCAGACATTTGGAACGAGGCAAGAATAAGAAAATTATTCTTTTATAGAAGAAGAGACTTTGTACTTATAGATTCAAATTGCAAAGACACTCTTTGCCTGTATATGTGCGAAAGAGATCTACCCGCAAGTGTAGACAACCTAGAGAAATTTAAAAATTTTTCGACTCATTATGATTTTGACGGAACGTGGGCCTCGACTCTAGGCTCTCCTATAATAACCGCAACTATTCCCGACCATCCATTTAAAGTCGGGGATCAGATTAAAGTGGGTGTTTTATTTGAGGATACAAACTATCCTGCAGGGATAAGAGATCACTCTACAGTATATAAAAACTACACTATAAGTACTATAGTGGATAAAGATACGTTTACGTACTCTGTGGGTAATAATTTAGACGAAGCTGCGGGTGGTAAAATTAATGTTATTGACTTTGGTCCTTTTTGGGTTAAAATTTATTGCGTGAAGACGGGAGTTAATAAGTGTCTAGAGCTTACTTCTGAGAAGGGGCTACCAAACTATCAATTTGTAGAGATAGGTTCTAAAGGCAATTTTGTTGAACAACCTCTTCCGTTTTATAACTTAGAAGGTAATAATTTCTGTGGGGATCCACAAGAAACATTAAATGAAAAAGCAAATAAGCAAGCAAGAAGAGTATTAACTCAACAAGAAATTGACGCTCTTGATAATACCAATTCTGTCTACACGTATGCAGTAACTGTACAAAGTACTAGCTGCGGCAATCGCTACTTTATTGAGGGCGTACAACAAAAAACTTTAAATCTTGTAGAAGGTAGGACCTATCGCTTTAATCAAAGTGACAGCTCTAACTTGAACCACCCTCTACGTTTTTCAATTACGTCTAATGGTACTCATAACGACGGAATCGAATTTACTGAAGGCGTAACTATAGCCGGTACCGCCGGTAGCAACGGGGCTTATACTGAGATTATCGTGCCCACAGGGTCGCCTACTCTATACTATTATTGCGTTAATCATTCGTTGATGGGTGGAATCGCATATACTTAACCGCTTAGAAGTTTAAAGTAGAATATGGCAAATGTATTTGGCGGTAATAATAATAATTCTGGATCTTGTGGATCTGGAGAGATAATATCTGCTCCTAGGCATCAGGTCACTTCTTCTCCTGTATCCTCGCCTCAGCCAAACGTGTTTAGGGACGGAGGCTCTACTTCTACGTCATTAAATCCTAGGGATTTTTATACAAGAAGGGAGATAGATAAATACCTAAAAGGTAAAGCGGAAAAGTCCAGCGTTTATTTTCAAGAGAACTTATATACTAGATCACAAGTAGATCAATTAATATCTGCTTTAAATATATCTAGTTACGCTACAGCCTCATTTGTAGATACACAGATATCTTCTCTAAGATCAGAGAGAGAACTAAACTTAGCAGAGAATTACTATCAAAAAACGTCTCTATACACACGAGGCGAGGTTGATACTCTACTAACTAATTTGTCAATTACTGGGTTTGTATCTCTAACCCCGGCCTCATTAGACGACATTACAATAGACCCCTCCTCTTCTACTTTATCTACAAGTTTATTAGTTAGATCTTCTAATAACTCCTCGGAAACAGAGATCCAGAGATGGGAAAACTCTTCTACAGACTACGTCGCGGCCGTTTACGCAGATGGCAAGTCAAGATTTACAAACAGGATGACTATCGGCGAAAATGTAAATCAGGGAGAAGTTGCGTTAGATACCAGCGAAAGAAGAATAGCAAATGTTGCTCCTCCAGTTGATAGATTTGATGCAGTAAATAAATTATACATGGAAACATTTATCACAAGCACTATTGATGATGTTCTACAAGATTCTGATGAAAACTATTTAATAGACGCACTAGAGTACTAAAATGCCAACATCAACTTCCACTTCTCCCAGAGACGTAATACTTCATAGAAGATCACCCGTACTTAATAAAAGACCTTTAACTACTGATCTTCAATACGGAGAAATAGCAGTAAATTATAACGAAGACGAGGTCTCCTTGTACATCAAGGACTATGAGAACGCTGTCAGGAAAGTCGGTGGTGTTTTCTATTCTGATTCTGCTCCTGATCCTTCTGTCCTTAGCACGGGATATCAAAACCTATCTCATGGAGAACTATGGGTGAAAAGGATCTCTCCTCCAGAGGAGGGGTCGGATCAAGAAGAAGATGCGCATTTGTTCATATTCAATAAATATATCAATTCAGGTAGTGGTGGGTGGCTTGAGATAGGAAAGTTCAGATTTGCTCTTGTTGATGAGTATTTAGATCAGTTCAAGGACGCAACAGATGGTAGTGATTATATACACACCGTAAGAAACGAATTAAGAATTAATAATAAAGCTGCGCTGAAGGGATTTGCAACTTCCATCCCCAGCGACGACGAAACAGACACCTCTAAAGCAGACACTCTGGTTATCAATGACGAGCATAATTTCGCCACAGGAGTGCTGCTTAATGCAAATAACCTAACAATAGATTCTTCTGATATCGACGTAACCTCTGATTCTGTTGTAATAAACTCAGAGACTACATCTTTATTTCAGACAGATTCCGCAACAGGGACCGTAGAAACAACGTTTACGTATAACGATCACGGATTATTTAACGGTGAAGAGATCTTTGTAGAGCAATACTTAAACGACGGAACGACTCCCAGCGGAGTGACTCAGGGTAACTATACGGTTGCAGAGGCAAGCTTAAATACATTCAAGCTCTATGATGGCTCGCAAAACGTTCTTGCTACTGGTAATGTTAGAATTAGATACTCTCCTAGACTAATTTTAGATCAGGCTTATAACGTACTTCAGTCTGGAAATTTTAAATTAAAAGAGATCGCTGACGTACCTAACTCTTCTCAAATAGCAGAAGGTAGGTGGGACGTATACAGAAACTCTTTAAATGGAAACGTAAGAGTGTATGCAAGAGCTAATAACATAGTTTCAGAGGCAACCTCTAGAGCCATTAAATTAGACGTTAAAAATGCTTCGGGGTTGCCTATTGCTCAAGGTGCTCCCGTTTATTTTGCTGGCACCGATCCTATAAAGGGGTACACAATTGTCGGGCCCTCATTGGCTTCTAACTCTGGATCAATGAATGCCATAGGTATCACAGATGCTACTATTGTAGGTAATGGCTATGGCTCAGTCACAGTTCTTGGCGAAACTACTCTATTAGATACTACTTCAATTGGCGATCAGATTCCCAACTCTGATGATAGTGGCAAAGTGGTTTATGTTGCAGAGAACGGTGGCTTGACTTTTACTCCGCCAACAGAAGCGCAGGGTATAAGACAGCCTATTGGTGTTTTATTTAAAGAGGATAGTAGTGAAGGAAAAATATTTGTAAACCATCCAGACATATATAATACAGTTCAGTTAGAAGAAGGGTATATATGGATTGGCGCTACTGGAGATAACGCAGTTGCATATAGGGTTAATACGGACAATTTTCAGAGAGTAGCCGCTTCAGACGGAGAAATTGAGTTTCAATTATCCGATGAGATTAAGTTCGGTGCTTATGAATTTCTTTGGGACGGAGATAATACCGAAAGTAAGACTCAGACAAAAGTAACTACATCCTCCCAAGCTCTTGGTGGTGTCGATGAAATAACGGTGGATTCTTTTCCTTCGACCTACAGATCTGCTAAGTTTTTTGTTCAGCTAAGTTTAACGGGTATAGGCATAACCCCTAACTTTCAAGTCACAGAGCTACTTGTGATCCACAACGGTACGGATGTAGATATTGTAGACTATGGAACTGCTTCTACATTGAACGAGAGACTAGGAGATTTTTCTGGTAGTATTAATGGGTCTAATATTGATATAACTTTTCAAAGATACAGGGCCACAGAAGGCCAGATTGAAGTAAAAGTAATGAGAACTGCAGTTATCTCTTGAGCCAATTATTGTTTAAAGTCTTAGATAGATAATACAATTTGGCACAGGGGAAAGTGAACCTATGGCATCAAAGAAACATTTTCATGTCAGGCATGGTCTGACTGCGGGCAGCGGAGTAGATCAAAATGGCATTCCGACCAGAGAGGTAATTACCAATACCGGACAGTTGGTTGATGTCGGAGCACTTAGTTCTTTAACAACAACTAATAAAACAAATGTAGTTGCTGCTATTAACGAAGTTATAGACGGAAACGCAAGAATCGACGACGTTATTGCTTTGGCAATTGCATTAGGGTAATTTATTGTCATGGCAAATACATTTAAAGCATTTACAAAAGCAGGCGTCGGAACAACAACTGCTACGGCATACGAAGTTGAGCTCGGAGGAGCTACGGGCAAAACTTCTATTGTAATTGGTATATCGTTATCAAACGTGGCCTCAACTCCGATTAACGTAGATGTTCAGATAGACCGCCCTGCAGCTGGAACAACTGCGGCTCCTTCTGATGACGTTTACCTAGCTAAAAACATTCCGATACCTTCGGGCTCTACTCTAGAAATCATGGCGGGTCAGAAGCTGATCCTGGAGTATAATGGCACGGCCTTGGCCGGGGACAAGATTGTGGTGACGTCGGATACAGTGAGTAGTCTCGATGTCATTGTCAACGCACTAGAAATTACTTCATAAGGAGGCAATACCTATTATGGCGTATATTGGCAACAATGCAGATGGAATTTTTATTCCAAGTAGCGTAAACACTTCGACGGACTTAAGAATCAGTGGGGGAGCACTAACGCAAACCGGCGGAGATGTCAACCTCGACGAGGGGACATTGTTTGTTGACGAGTCGGAGAATAGAGTCGGGGTGGGGACAACCGCGCCCGAAGTCACTCTTGACGTAGTCGGGACGATTAAGGCAACTACATATGCAGATTTGCCCACATCTCTTACTGTACTAAGTCGCGACGGCACCGGGGTGGTCATCAATGCCCCCACCGCCACCCTCCAGGTCCTCAATCGATCTGGTACCGAGGTCCCTGTAACCTTCTGAAGCCGAAGGCATTAAGTTTAAAGTACACTATAAATAGATAACTAAGAACGCAGTTCCTTTCTACCATGGCAAATCGCTACCCACTTATTCTCAATGGCTCCGCCGGGCAACTTCAAGAACTACCGGTGGGCGATTCACTTGATTTGGGAGGGGAGAGCCTTTTAGGCGTTAAGTTGGGTAGTGCGGGGGCGCCGAGTATAAGCTTCACCGGCGACACCAACACCGGCATCTACAGCCCCGGCGCAGACCAAGTAGCGGTAGCAACTAATGGGGTTGGGAGGTTGTTTATTACTGCCAATGGCGATCTTTGCTTTGGCAGCCAAGTTGGCGCAAACAACGATGGAAGTGGCATCTCTATTTACAACACTTCTTTTCCACGGCTTTCCCTAAGAAATAGCACAACAGGAAACACGCTTACAGACGGCAGCCAGCTTTATCTAGTAGATTCAGATCTTTACGTTACCAATAATGAAAACGCTAACTTAATACTTAGAACCAACAGCGCCGAACGCCTTCGCATCGACAGCTCTGGCAACGTAGGCATAGGGACTAGTTCGCCTAGCACTACTCTTCACGTTGACGGTACTGCAACTGTTGATCGCATCATAAATGCCACAACAAGTTCTAATCCTTGGCTTAAAGGTGTAAATGGAAGTGGGACTGAAACTTCGTTTATTAAACAAGATGGGCAAGGCTATCTAACTAAATTAGGGATTGGCACTACGACGCCTGACGCTTTGCTGGATGTAGAGAATTCATCGGGCGCAGCTGAAGTTCAAATCAAGTCCCTTAATTCATCAGACTGTACACTTGCTTTTGGCGATAATGCAGATACAGATGTAGGTCGGATTAGATATGCGCATAGTGCTGATGCAATGTTGTTTTTTACGGCAGCAAATGAGCGCCTCAGAATCGACAGCTCGGGCAGGCTGTTAATTAACAACACTACAAATGCTTCAACTTATCCTCTTCAAGTAACTGCGCTGTCTGATGCAAATGCAATTTGCATTATAGGTAGACCTTCTGATGACATTGGGGAACTAAAATGGTTTGAAAATGATCGAACCACCTCTTTAGGTGAAATTCAGTATCGTCAAGATCACGTTAATTTCAGACATCGCGTAGGTGACATTCGTTTTGCGACTGGTGGCCTTACTGAGCGGATGCGAATCGACAGCTCGGGCAGAGTTGGTATTGGAACAGCGTCTCCTGACCAAAAATTACATATTGTTGGCAACTATAAAGGCATTAATTCAAGTGGACAAGGTGTCCAAATTGTTAATACTACTACGCCGTATATTCAAGCGCTTGGGACATCAACCATCAACGATTTGATGGTGTCTTCTAAGACTTTCAGGGTTGAAACAGGTACTTCGTATGCAACATCCGAACGCCTACGCATCGACTCCAGCGGCAGGCTCTTAGTTGGTACGTCTAGTGCGCGGAGTAATTTCTTCAACAGTATTGTTTCGCCACAGATTCAAGTTGAAGGGGCTACAGATTTTAGCCGACAAGCTGCAATTATAAGTTCTGCTTCTGTCTCAGCTTGGGGTGGGGTTTTAACTCTTGCACACCAAAAGAGTGGAACAATTGGTGGAAACACAGGACTTGCTAATGGTGACTCCCTTGGATTAGTTTCATTCCAAGGAAGTAAGGGGTCACAATTTGCAGAAGGAGCGAGGATTGAAGCTTACGTAGATGCTGCCAGCACTAACGACATGCCGGGCCGCCTAGTGTTCTCCACTACTGCCGACGGGGCGAGTTCTCCAACGGAGGCGTGTCGCATTACAAGCGGCCAAGACTTAATGCTCAGTCAGTCAGGAAGCGGCATCTTTGTCGGCACAACT